CGCCAAAACCAAGCGTGGCGGGTGGGTCAACATTTATCCGGGGATGCTCGGATATCCGGGGATTCTCGCAGGCGGCATAGTCTATCCCACGAAGGACAGAGCCAATCAATCGGCCCGGACGGACCGCGTAGACTGTGTATGGGTTGAGTGGGAGGAATAATGAATAAACTTATCCGGGCACTGTTAATACGGATAACTGATCTCGAACGTCAGCTCTCCGACGCCTGCCAACAGCGAGACCGGGCGATCAGTAACCACATGGGAGCGGTTGAAGAGCTGGCCGAAGCACGTAAAGCAATCGTCGAGGCCGACGAGATTATGCAGCTGGGCGAAAAACTGGATGCAATGCGGGTGGCTGAGATCGAGGGCATGAGGCCGGTGCTGGACGATTCAAACAGGCGCATAATTGCGGGGCGCCAACGGCGATAGATAGGGGAGGGCGGTCAACCCTCCGTGAACAGTGACTTGAGATAGGGGCATAAAACCATGTCAACACACAACGCCAATAACGAACGAATCAAGCGCCGGTATTTCACCTATCTGAAGGAAGCGAAGCGTCTTAGCGAGCCGACGGTGGACGCGGTGGCGAAGGCGCTGGATCGCTTCGAGGTGGATACCAAGCACCGTGATTTTAAGGCATTCCACTTCGAGCAGGCAGTCGCATTCAAGAAACACCTTGCCGAGCAAAGGGGGCAGCGTTCCGGGGAAAAGCTGAGCAAGGCGACCTTGCACGCGACGCTCGCGGACCTCAAGCGGTTTTTTCAATGGCTGGCGGGGCAACCAGGCTACAAATCCCGTCTCCAGTATTCCGACGCCGACTATTTCAATCTGTCTGACAAGGACACGCGCATTGCCACGGCCCGACGCGAACAGAAGGCGCCGACCTTGGAACAGGCGAAAAACGTCATCGCCCAAATGCCAGCCGATAGCGAGATTGATCGCCGGAATCGTGCCCTCATCGCGTTCACGCTCCTCACCGGCGCACGCGACGGTGCTATCGCCTCGATGAAGCTGAAGCACGTCGATTTAGTCGAGGGCAGTGTCTATCAAGATGCTCGCGACGTGCGCACGAAGTACAGCAAAACCTTCACCACCTACTTTTTTCCGGTCGGGGACGAGATTCGCCAGATCGTGGCGGAGTGGGTGAAGTACTTGCGCGAGGAGCAGCTTTGGGGCAATGACGACCCGCTGTTCCCAGCGACCCGCATTGCGCTGGGGGTGACCCGCCAATTTGAGGCAGCCGGGCTCACGCGGGACCACTGGAGCACCGCCACGCCCATTCGCACGATATTTCGCGACGCCTTCGCCAGCGCCGACCTGCCGTATTTTAACCCGCATAGCTTTAGAAACACGCTTGTGCGGCTCGGGGAGGGGCTCTGCCAGACCCCGGAGCAGTTTAAGGCGTGGAGCCAGAACCTTGGGCATGAGGGAGTGCTGACGACCTTCCGTTCGTCGGAAAGTTAGGCTAGGTAGTTGACTACCTAGCCTAACTGTGGATAATGGAGTTATCTGATCGACGATCAGACCGACACCAGCCGGTAGCCTGGTGAGGAAATCAAAATGAACGCCATTATTGAATCTGCCCGTAATCTCGCTATCCAGTTCGCTGCTGAACTCAACAGTCAGGCTGTTGAGGCCCAGAATTGGTCCCCACTCACAGAAAATGACGACCTGCCGGAGTTCGATCTTTTCCAATTGTTTCCCGACCAGGAAGCGGCGCGCCTCTATTAGGTGCTTGACTCCCTAGCGGTTTTGGTGGATAATCTGTCCGTAGATTAACAAGGAGGAGAAAAATATGAACCGCGCAGAAAAAGCAAAACTGCTTAAGTCCTTGGTCACCAAGCCAGTCGTCGAAGCCGCCCCGGCACAGCGCAAAGCTGTCAAAACCTTTGAAATCGACGGCGAGCAGATTCCTATCGAAGCAGAACGTCCTGACCCGAAATACCGGAACGAAGCTCACGTTCAAGCAAACCGAGACTGGCTGCGCCAAGCCCGCGCGAGCGCGGAACGCAACGACGACTAAATTGTTAAAAGGAGATAAAAGTGAACACCCAAGAAGCACAAGAGCAAGCCGTCAAGAGACTCGGTAGCAACGGATACGCAGAAATAATTGGGAGCGACAAAACATGCGTGCTCGGAACGCGAGACGGAAGAATCCACGGTTACGGCCCCACCTTCGATCAAGCATTCCAAATGCTTGATCTCGCCAGAGCACTGGGAGCCTCGTGAACGACAACGTAACCATCAGCACCTTCCAACTTTTTCCGGATGCCGAGTCGGCGCGCCTCTATTTGGAGGCGCGCCTCTGGCCAAACGGTGTCCGGTGCCCGATCTGCTCTAGAGGTGAGCGCATCGGAGTACGCAAGGGCGGCTACTACCGCTGCAATTCCTGCCGCGAGGATTTCACCGTCCGCACCGGAACAACTTTTGAACGGTCGCATGTGCCGCTGCACAAATGGCTCTACGCGATGTATCTGCTTGTCACTGCGCGCAAAAGCATCAGTTCCATCCAGCTCAGCAAAGTGATCGGCGTCACGCAGAAATCCGCGTGGTTCGTTCTGCGTCGCCTGCGCGAGGCGTGCGGTGATGATCTCACGCAGTTGCGGGGCATCGTCGAAATTGAAGAAACCTATATCGTCGGCAAGGAGGCCAACAAACACGAAGAAAAAAAACTCAAGGCCGGGCGCGGCGCAGTCGGTCAAGGCTCTCACGCAATGAGCGGGAAGCCGCCCGTCGTCCTCGACCGGATTGTAGACAAGGTGCTGGCCTATCGACCGAAGCCGAAGTCCAAACCCGCGAAGAAGCGGGCGCGGCGGAAAAAGAAAGCTCAGAGGGAGTCGTCTATATAATTCCCAGTTATATAGACGACTCCATACCGTTCGTCGGCTGGTGTTGCAATATCAGTGCAACAGCGTATATTTGCAGCATGGGCAGCGAGATACGCCACCCACCTGATCCCCTCCAGGAGCGAGGCGGAGCTAAGACAGGAGCAACAAGTCATGATCGCGCTTACCTACGACTACCCACAAGATGGCGGTTACGCCGATACAGTGGCCAGTCTGCCCGATGGGCGCAGACTGTGGATCAACACGCAATACAACCAGGTGCTGGCCAGGCACGCTGACGGATGCCCAAGGGCCATTGCTCTGATAGCGCCCCCAATGTCTGTGCCGAGGGCGCACGGCGCGCTGCCGCGCAATGCACCTGCGGGTCTCTCGATAATATTATCGAGGCAGACGTGCTGGCCGACGCCGCAATTAACGGCAAATTCGGCGCGCGCCCAATCAAGCGATCCGCTCCGGCTGCTACGGAGCCGGTAGTACATGGCTTTGGCTGGTGCAAAAAGTGCCAGTCTTACTGTTATGGCGATTGCCAGTCCAACTAATTAACGGCGGAAACTACCGCCAAGCCCATTTGCTCGGGCAGTGAGCAAGCAGGATTCCGGCACTGCGAGCCGGGAGGATGGAAAATGCGTAGCACTATCATCATCAGCAAGCGTGGCGAGGGCTATATCAGCAGCGTAACCGGTAAGTTTGGCGGCGGCCACCATGGTGCCCGCGCCGGACTCACCCCCTACGAGGCAGTGGCGACCGCGGCGCGCTATATGATCGAGTACGCGCAGAGCAATCCGGATGGCGGAGAGCTGATGGCGCCCATCGAGGTAATGGATCTGGTGCCGTCGCACCTGCGAAACATCGCGGCGCAGGCCGAACCCGCATGACTAGTGGACGGCCTCTCGATCAACGCCGCCGCGCGCGGGGCCGGTATCAGCCCGAGCGTTGATTACCAATTCGCCCAAACCCGCGCCCCGCCGAACCACCGCCCCGAGCTATCCACCGTCCCGGTCAGCCCGGCGTGCAGGCTCCTGATCTGTACCAGCTCTAGCGACCCGTCAAATCTTGCGGCTGTACCGAGATCGCTGAACCCGTAGGATATACCGGCCTCGCGCCGACGGTTAAACGCGATCCACGGTAACGGCTCTTGTGAGGTGTATAGCTCCGTCACACCGTTATCCTTGAGCACCGCCGTTTCTGTGGTCACATGCGCGGATGGCGCTATGCGGGTTTTCGCCAGCACATTGCCCGGTATGGTCTTGTCCTTGTAGGCGATCACGTCCCTGCACTTGAGGGTTTCGGGTTTTCCCAGATCGACAGTTGTTGCGATCTGGGCCGGCACCTGACGCTTGAGCGTGACCCCGGCGCAGATTATAGCCGCGGTCAAAATCCCGGCAATGTACGCTATGGTTAATTTTTTGATCATCAGAGCACCCACAGGATAAGACCGGCCATAAAGCCCCGGATGTATTCCATCAGCGCCCAGGCATCATCCCCGGCTTTTCTGAACAGATGCACGGCGAGATAGGGAGCCAACGGAAACGCTACGGCAAACGCTAAGGTTATCTTGATTGCGGCCACAACATCGAGAGCAGCCAGAGAACAAATACCAATGAGAGCGCCACGCACAGCAAGGGCCAGCCAAGGATTAAATTTAAGAGTCGTACCGATCTGCCACGGCGCATACTTTCCGCTGTTCCTTCCAGTGATGGCATAGCCGATGGCTTGGCCCCAGCCGAAGACGTTATAGCTGATAGCTACAGCGGCCACGATGATAGGCGCCCGCCAATCGATGTAATGTTTGGTCAGGATGGAGACGCAGGCACCGAGTCCGATAAGCGCAATGATCTTTGGAATGCCGCGTGGATCGCCACGCTGCCGATCGAGCCATGCCATAAACGGAATCAGGAGTAGTGTGAGGGCGGCGATCATTTGGACAGCCAATCTTTGACCTTCGGCACCACATCCGTCCAGATCAGTTTAAGGCTGATCGGGATCGCCGCCAGAGCAGCGCCCCTCAGGTGGTCAACGTTGATCCCCGTCAGGTTGTCGAAGAAACTTCCGGTGTAAATCGTGGCGTAGGTTCCGATAGTTGTAATCAGTCCGCGATAGCCAGTGAGTTTCTGATTCATCTTCTTTAGCCATTCCTTCATGATGTCTCCTAGGTGATGGTTATCCAGACTTCTTCCCCGTTCGCCCATGCAAGCTTTAGCTTCTGCATGAGAGAATTCCAAGCAAGTTTGGAATTCCTGATCCAGTTATCGGAACGCTCCTGACCAACCAAGACGCAGCCTTCCGTATCGTCAGCCGAGTTACCCCAGTGAATCTCGATCATCTGGAATTGAGGTACGTCGAGGATATGGGGAACATCGCAACTGTGTTTCGGAGACCAGTCGAGCTCTACTTTGTATCTGCCGCGAGGGATGGCGGATTGCCCGTAGACCTTTGCGCCGCCGTTCTCTAGCTTCCTGTCCCTGTCTTCGAGGGTGAAGCATTCATATACGTCGTCGACGAAGAGTGAGCCGGTAGTGCTGGTTTCGGTGAAGGTGTCGCGTACTAATTCAAGTTTCACTGCCGGAACTCGCTTCCGTGAGCCGTTACGGGGACATGTTGCCAACCATTAATAGATAAGACGAAATATATAAGAGCCACAACCAATGCTGCCGCTATGGTTCTCATGCTCCATCTGCCGAATTGAGTTGTTTTCTCCTCAAGATATTCTTTGAAGGCTTCCTTCATGGCGTCCTTAATGAACTGCTTTCTATCCTGTGCATCGCGACGATCTTCTGACATTTATTTCCCCAAAAGAAAAAGCCGCCCGGGGTCGGCTGGTTGAGTGTTGAAATCTGTTACCAGATGATGGCTTGGGCTGTGGCTATATCCGTGGCGGCGCGCACCTGTGCTTTGAGTGTTTGCAGATGCTGGAAAGCCGACCAGCCCTGACCTAGCATGACCTGCGCTAGGCCGGATAGTTGAACCAATGTCATTGGGACCTGGTTGTTCGTGGAGTCCACCCAATAGAATCCAATGGGAGCGGAGCCGGCGGAAGCAAACCCGGTCAGCGTCTTGGTAAGATTGTCCTGTGATATCGAGTCGGTCTGAAACATGGTTCCCATATACGCCACTGGCTGCGTAATAGCATTTATATATGACGCATAGAGAATCTGTGATCTATCTGCTTGCGTTGCGGCCAGCGCGGCGGCTGGAAGCATTGAGCTAGTGAGCATCGCGGCCGGCGTTCCAAGCGTCGTGATAACCTGCGCCCGACCAGTTGTCTGGTCATACCACGTCTCGCCGCGATGATCCGCCACGACCTGCCACGCGGAACCGGTCCACATCGCCCTCGATCCGGATGGCACGGCGGGAGGCGTTAGCGTTGTGGAATTTGGTGGCGCTGTATCAGTATCGTGACTTTCGGCCAGCTCGAACGTCAGAGGGTTGTAGGTGTAGTAGATCACGTCTTAATGAAAAACGCTTTTACGAGGAATGGCTGCATGTTGTTGTGCGCTGCTCCGCCGCCTTGAGCATTTACACCATTATAGGACGCGGTCAGATATCCAATATTTTGGCCAGATGTATAGCTGTAATTTCCTGAAGGATTTAAAACTGAGGGGGTGCCATCTCCAACCTGATATGCATGATCATGACTCGGCATCTCACTGATAGATAGAACGTGTGTTTCTTCACCGCCGCTGGAGCCAAGCGTCCGAGCCGTCAACCCTGATCCGGTGCCTGATCCGATGGACCCGCGCCCGCTGTGGCTGGGAACGTTGAACGTTGTGCTGCCATCACCGACGCCGAACGTCGTTCCGATTTTAGCGAATAGACCGGCATAGGTGGTCCGCGATACGGCGGCTCCGTTCTCGGCAAGCCAGCCGATTCCAGGAGAGCTATAGCCAGACTCCTTGCTGTCTCCGACCTGAAACTGCGGCGTGCGCGTGATGATCCAATTCCCCGCGCCAAGACTGGTGATCTCAACATCGAAGAAGCCGGGGACTATATAAGAGGTGTTCGAACCATCGATTGCATCAGAGCCATTCGGTGCAAGACTCACGGCACCGTGAGTTATGCTCTTGAATAACGCCTTTTTGCCAGCCGCGACAGTGCTACCGGCCGGCAGCGTGACCACGGCACCAGCTGTGACGTAGTACGATACCGGCTCGTAGTTGAAACCTGCTGCTGCAATTGCCATGTTCCCAGTGATCTGATTTAGTGTCGCCGTGCCGACCAGCCCGTTCAGTTCCGCGGACGATGCCTTGACGTTGCCGAGCATTTGGAAACCCGGTACGCGCAGGTCGTCGATCAGATTATTGGTGATCGTCGTCGTACTGGTCGCCACTCGCAGGCGAGCAACGGCAACCTTGTTAACGGGGATCGTCGGATCAGTCGGGCTGGCATTCTCCGTGCCAGCTGAGATGCCGTAGGCACCGGTCGTGCGGTCGATGTAAACGATGTCGTTGCGCGGGTTGGCAACGGGTGCCGTGATGGTCGCCGTTGTCTGCGTAGCGACGATAGTTGGGATGTTGCTCGCCGCCTGGTTGGTGTCGATCAGCAGCGCTCCAGCATCCAGTACGACGGTCATGTTCGGCGTCGCAGCCTGATGGCAGGCGAACGGATCGGTCATCGACCAAAATGCAAGCGTGTTTCCATCAATGCCGGCGCGATACGTGGCCGGGTCGTCTACGGTGTAATTCTGCGTGCGTGGTGTTGCGGTGCCCGCCATTGTTTATGCTCCTGTCGCTTCCCAGTTGATTGTTCCGGACACACCTGTTCCGCTGGAGTTCCAGAGGTAGGCGGTAAATCCGGTCGTGGTGATATTAGATATCGTGACGGTCAACGCGGTGTTAGAGACCGGTACGGCCTTCACGGCGTTGATGATGGCAAAGGCAGTCGGGAGAGTGATCGACGTGCCGGAAGCGCTGATGGCCGCTGTCCCGGACTGTACGATCGGCTGACCCACGTCGGCCACAATTTTGAATTGCGTGACGACTGCCGGAACGCCGCCCGGCGTTTCCTTTACCTGCCCCTTGATCTTCTGGAACTGCACTTGTCCGACCGTCCACGTGTAGTACACATTCGGGTCTGATCCAGTTGTCCAGTAGTCAATGTCGAACTCACTGGTTGGACTGCCCGACACACCGACGCCATCCACCAGGGTTTTAGTCGCCGATACGCGCAGGTTGGCGGCGGCATTCAGGTCATACTCTGGAGTCTGGTAAGTCGCTGTCGTCACCGGGTCCGGGCAGAAATTCAGGAAATCTTCCCAGCCCGTGGTATTGCTGCCCGGCACGGCGCTGCCGGATATCAATCCCGAGGTCGGCTCCGTCCAGCCGGTGCCGATGGAGATCGTAGAGGCGTTCTGTTTCGTCTCGGTGCCGGTCGCCGTGCTGACGTAGACGTTGTAGCCGGTTGCCTGTCCGGAGGCAGACGGTGACGTGACCGTCAATACGTTGTTCGCGGCGACTGCCAGCGAGGACTCGGCTGAGGCCAGCGTCTCTCCGCCCTGCGTGACGTAGGAAATCTTGACGTAGTATGTCGTTGCTCCCAGCGCACCGCCGGCCGCGCTGCCCAGCGTCGGGGCGGAAGGGGCAGACAGTACAGCGTAGTGCGAGCAAGCATATATGCTTTTTGGGCAGAGAGCGCCGGCCACGTTGTCCACGACAAATCCCGTCATGGTGCCAGGCCAGCCCGGCGACTGTTCGGCCGAGATGATCGTGGAATTCGGGTTTGTAACGGTGAGGTCGGCCAGTGCGAGCGTCGGCGACAACTGGTCGGCCACGTCGCGGGCGGCAATGGCGAACGTCCAGGAGCCAGGCGGCACGCCCGCGTTGGTCATCTCCGTACCCATGTTGGACACGGTTAGCAGAGACATCTGTGACAGCAGCGTCGAGCCGGACGGACCGTAGTAGACATCGTAGCCCTTTAGGGCGTAGTCCGTGACAGGCGCCCAAGTGAACACAACGGCCGTTGATGACTGCCTGACCGTGAAGCCTGTAACCGTTGGCGGCGGCGGAGGCATCGCGGCCGTGTAGGAATAGGCCGTCACATCCGCAATGGCCTGCTCGCTCTGTCCGAACTGATTGAAAGCCGTGCACTTGATCCAGAACGGCTTGCCAATCTGTGCCTTGTCGAGTGTGATTCGGAACACCTCATCCGGCGATAGGCGCACGAAGCGCGCGCCACCAGGGACCGACCCGATTGTCGTGCCGAATGCCCCGCGCCGCAGGTAGGACAGGCCGTACTGGTTGACGCCGATCAGCGTCGAGGTGGCGAAGTCGATAAGCTCACCCGTGCTTAGGTAGCAGAGCGTGCGATTGTTATCGGCGTCATCCTGCGTTCCTGAAAGGATCGTGCCGACCGATTCCGTCAGATCCACATTGAGCGTGTCTACAAGATCAGGATCTGGGTGCGCTGGGATCGAGTTCAAGCAACTACCGGTACGTGATGACCCGAGTTTTTTGTTGAGACGCGAATAAGTGGCGTTGTCCGTGGAGATGTAGACCGTGCAGCCGCCGAAGTTCGATGCACCGGACAGACCTACCCAGACCTCGAGCGCCCCACCAGTGAGCTGTGTTGGGGGCACCACGAATACCGGCGAATTGATAGCGGCGGGTGCAACGTTGTAATTGACGGCATATCCAGAGTTCGTGGTCGGCGCGTAGGCCGGCGCATGCGCTATACCCATATCCACCTGGATAGCCTGCACGTCCAGGTCTCCGGCGTCTGACTCGTCTACCTGGATGATTCGCGCCATCTGGCGTGTCAGGCCAAGATAACTGTCGGTTATCGTCACGAGGTCCATCGGTTCCAGCAGACATTTGGAGACGCCTAGCTTGAACTTGTAGAGATTTCGGACGTAGAGCTGCTGCTGCAACACGAGCTGCGCGAGGTTTCGCGCAGTCGCCGGGCTGGTGATGCAGTCTGACTTCTGAGTGGTCGTCTGGCGAAGGCCATAGCGATCAATGTCCGCCTGATCTTTGGCCTCAGCTATTGCGGTGTTATAGGCGTTGGTCGCGTCCATGTACTCAATCTGGACGCTGTTGTAGCAATCGCTCTGCTGGCGTCGGGTGACGGATACCGGATCTTCATTGCCGCTGACAATGAAATCATCGTCTGTCAGGTCATAGACCGGCATCATGTTCGGCGTGAACGTCGCGCCGTTTCCGGTAACGGAGGTGTCGCCATAAGGGACCACCTTGATCTGGCCGCCAGAAAAGATAACGTCCGAATTCGTGGCGCGCAGCAGGTCGGTAATGCACTCCTGCGCCGGTTTCTGTTGCATCCAGACGGGACTCAGGAAAAACCCGTTGGCGATGCAATAGTTGTTGTACTGCGTGAGGTCGGCGATCTTGGCGGAGGTCCAGCCGACAACGCCGTGCTTGGTGTTGGTCAGCAGGTCGGTCATGATAGCGCCGGGCAGCGCGTCATAGATGCCAGCGCCTGTGTTATACGGCAGCAGTCCAGTGACCTCGAAATTATAGTTACCGAGCGATCCGCTGTCCGTGGTGTACATCTGCATGTACAGATATGCCTGACCGCGATAGTTCAGGTTTTGTCCGGCATGGTTGATATTCATGTAGGACGGACCTACTTGCGCGTTGTCGCCGTAGTAAACAATCGATCCGTATAGGCTGCTGGTTTTCGATGATGTCATCGAACTAAGATTGCCAATGCTCTTTGCGTTCCAGACGTTACCAATTCCGGTGATCGGCCCCTCGCACAGTCCCATCTCGGCCCGGCAAAAGTAGCTGGTCGTGCTACTGCCGCCCCCGCCGCCCTTTCCGCCGCTGTAGGTCTGCGTGGCCGTGTAGAAATCGCCGTACCATATCAGGTTTCCGGAGATGCGGTTGCGTCCGTAGACCAGCGTCACCGGCACGCCGCGCGACGACTGCTGGATACGCATGCCGGACAGTGTATTATTGTTCTGTGACTGAGTGCGTTGCATGAGGCGCGTGAGCGCCCAACTGACAACAACTTCCGCTACAAAAAATGCGACATTCGCGGCCATCAGTCTGACTCCCGCAATGACCAGAAGCCGGCCAGTCGATTGGTCAACAATGAATCATCATTACTGACCGGCATGACCCCGCCCGGATTCACCGAATGGATCATATGCGGCCACTCCGTGACTATTGCCCCATGTGACACGACGCGGCCGAACTTGTAGAGCGCGATGTCTCCTGGCTGCGGAGACTCCACTTGGTAGGCGTACTTTTTAACCCATCCCAGATAACGCTCCTCATCGCGGTGAAAATGCCAGTCCATCGGGTACGGACGCGGGTCGATCCACGGAATCAGCCCGACCTTGTGATAGACGGCGATCAACAAGAAAGCGCAGTCCGTGCCGATACCCTTGAGCCAGCCCTGATGATGATATGGAGTACCGATCCAGCTCTGAGCTTCTTCTATGACTGCCGATCGTTGCACTTGCGTGAGAACGTGCATTACATGGACGCCTCAGGAACGGGGATATAGGGGTAGCCGCGGAAATTGGCCAGGTTGTTGTACTTGCTCGTGCAGGTCGTTTGTAACTTGTCGCAGCCAGGATAAACCGTGAACGTGTCTCCCGCCGCTGGTGCATTGGACAGTGGATAGTTCAGCAAGAACGAGCCGGGTGATCCTGTCGTGTAAGTCTTGATGGCATGCGTGGAACCGTTGTTCGCGCCGCTCGTGAAGGTCAGCACGCCGAGGTCGAAATATCCGGTAGCTTGCGCGAATCCGCTAGCATAGACCAGTGATTGTGTGGAGCTGACGGCAGTCGTTCCGGATACGGTATAGGTCGCCTTGATCAGCGTGCAGCCGGAGTCATAGAGCGTGTGCACACAGCCGTCCTGATAGACATTGCGCGGCAGCATCTGGCTCAACAACTCCACATCAGAGTTTATTTTTAGCGTGCAGGAAGTTCTGGAAACGTCCGTCTCCGACACACGCCCCATGAACCACGGCAGAGTTCCAAGCGACGTATCACCCCATCCGGCCGGACCCATGAAACAGTAATCAAGTGCGAAATAGGCGCCATCCAGTCCGCCCGCCGTGGCGAACGCCAGAAACGGCAGGCCTTTAACAAGATCGGTCTGCGCCGGATAGACCTCAAGTGTTAACGAATCGACTTGCAGGCCGATTTTCTGCGATGTCTTGCCGCGCTTGGCCTTCGGTCCGGTGCTGCTGTAAGTGTTGCCGCCTACGGTGATATCGAGGTCGGCGGATGTATAGCGCAGCACTGTGCCGTCGTAGAGCGTCAGCGTATACAGGTCGGCGACCTGCAACTGCTGGCCGCTGTTGAGCAGCGATATCAATCCGGCTGAAGCGGCTCTCATATCTTCACGCCCAGCGAACCGGTAAGGTCGCACTGTTTGAGCGTCCATAGGTTCTGCATGAACTGCTCGAAATCGCTGGAATCCTTCACGAATCGGCAGCGGTAGTAGTAGCTTCCGGTCCAGGTGACGGCTACGCCAATTCCGGGTGGTGTAGTAAATGTCACCATGCCGGTGCTGTTGATGGTGTAATCCGTGGTGACAGTCTTCAGCACGCCATTCAGATAGATCGACGGCGTGCTATTGATGTTCATGGTGGGTTCTGTGTAGAGGAACCCGCCGGCCCCGAATGTGCGGGTAAGCTGAAAGGCAGTCGTCGAGGCATTGCCACTGCCAATCGATTGCGCTGTCACGGCGTTGTCATTCGCGTCAGTGAACAGGAAATTATCGTAGGAACCCTGACGGGCGAGGAAGAAACCCATAAGCTTCTCAAGTTCAAGATTCGGGGAGCCGCCGCGCAGGATTTCGTAGAATAGGCTGAAGCTATAGATCGGATAAGCGGCCATGGCAGTACGCTGCTCGCGCCCACTCACCCCAGTCTGAATTTTTGTATTCCACTTCGGCGTTTTGATGACGCTCCAGCCTAGACCTGGGAGCGTTGGCCAGACGACGTTACTCATGTCCGGAAATTCCGCGCCTGCTTGGTTACAGCGGCGACGAGCGCATCTTTGTGCTGGTCGAACAGTTCGGCCATGCCGCGACGATCAATGGCCTGCACGTTGGCCGTGTAATGGACAGTCACACCCTTGCCTCCGCCGTCTGTCATTCCTCTGATTTTGTCGGATAGGTTAGCCGGGAGAATCATCTCGTTTTTGTGTACTTGGGCAATGGTGTCCTGAGGAACTTCCCAGCCACCGGAGGCGGAGGCGATGGAACCGGCGAAGCCAAGGACCGCGGCTGATGCGCCAGCAGCGGCAATGGGAGCCTCATAAGGTCCGATGTCTGGAATACCGGCGATAGCTTTATAGGCGGCGGCAGCGGCTTCCCATGCGTACATGGCGATCTTCTTGATAGCCGCCCAAGCCGCCATGGCGATCGATTCCAGAATGCTCTGATGTTCAATAGCGGATCTCTGTTCTGCCCCCATGGTGGCGGCTTCGGTCATGGCGAGTTGTGTGGAGAGGTAGGAGAGACCGCGCTTAATGTCCAGCTTGATCATTTCCATGATGATGGACTGGGCCATGTTCTTCAGGGCCGCATGCAGGGTCGTGGTGCCCTGAATGATTCCGGTGATGGCCGTATCAAGCGATGAATTGATCGCTCCAAAAACGTCATCCCAGTGTTTCTTGATGTCGAGCGTTGCTTGGTTGTCGAGCTTGACCATTTGCAGGTTGTGCTTCTGCATAGAATCCAGCTCGTCGGCCTGTATCTTGTCCTGCGCTTCGCGGGTGTGATTGATACGTAGCTGTTTGCGCTTCTCCAGCGCATCAAGTTCGATATCTGTCTTCATCTGCTCAAGCTGCTTGGTTTGCTCGATCTGCTCTTGGGCGGTGATGTTTCCAAGCGCGAGTTCTTGCGCTATTTCTTCACGGCGGATGTCCAGACGGTTCATGGCCACTTTCTTGCGGGCCTCGATCTCGACATCGGCGGCTTTGTCTGGATCGCCTTCATTATTAAAGGTTTTCCCGGCGCCTTTTATGTCGAGATTCGCCTTGTCCTTCTTAGGTGCCGCTGTAAGACCCCACATTACAGCAAGTCTCTCGCTTGTCTCATCCGCGGCCTTGGCGATGTTTTTGAACATCTCCATGCTGCGGGCCTCCGACTTGGCGCCGGCATCACTTATAACTTTGCCCATGCTCTGGCCTTTCGTGAACATGGCGACCATCACGTCTTGCGGCAAATGAGCGTATGTAATCAAGTTGTCGATTGTGGCCTTTCCAACTTCCCACAACGTCTTGAAGCCGAGCACAAGAAAATCCAATGCCGTCAATATTCCTTTCAATGCTCCACCCAGAACCAGGAGCGTTGCCGGGCCAACGTCACCGAACCACTGACCGAGTTCAGTGAGAAACGGTAGAATGGCCTGGCCCAGCATATTGGCGAGACCCTCCCATACAAGCCCCATCTTCTCCATGGCCTGCCGGTAGGCCTTTACATCCGACTGAGACTTATCGCTGATCGTCAACCCGAGCTTTTCGTTTTCCTCGGCAGCGTGTTTCATGTCCTCCGTGGTCAGCTTCAAGATGTCACGAACGGACATCCACGACCTTCCGTAGACCGACATGCCGGCAAGATTTCGGTCTGTGCCTTCCTTGAACCCACGTAACTTGTCGTTGACATCTGACATGATATCGGCGGTCGGACGAAGTTGACCGTTTGTGCCACGCACCGACACACCCAGATTGGTGAAGGCATATTCCTGGGTTCGCAGTATACGGTTCATGCCGCTGGCGGCATCAATCATGAGGTCGGAGGTAAGGAATACGCTTTTCAGCGCCGTGTTAAGAGTGCCTGCTTCTTCGGCAGTGATGCCTAGCACCCGCGATAGAGCCAGAGCCTCTTTATTCAGATCAACGGTGGTATCAACGGATTTCTTGACGGCCTCGAAAGCGGCCACGATGGCCGCCAGTGCTGCCAGCACGGGATTCGCCGCAAGCGTCTTGCCGAGGTTTGAGAATATACTCTCGATACCGTCGGCCATTTCCTTGACGGCTCCAGATGCCTCGTTCAGCTTGGAATTGAGCGCCGACAGGTTTGCGCCAAGGCGGACTTCAATATCGTTTTCAGCCATGGTCTGTTCCTATCGGGTTCAACATCTGGAATAAGTCGCCTAGATCGCCCTTTTCTTCTTTCTTGCCAACGCCGAGATACGCCGCCACCAGGACGTGCGTGGGCGGCATTTCTTTCCAATAGCCACTCATGGCGTCAAGACGAGATAACGTCATATGTTCATCGACGTATTCCCACGTCCAGCCGGTGCAGGTGATCAGGTGCGCATACAGCCAGCCCCAATCTACAGGTTCGGCGTCACCGGAACCGACTGAACTTTTTTTAGGCCGGAAGCCCCCAAGATCGCACCGATAACATCGGTAGCATTATTGAGATCGAGCATGTCCTCAACATCTGTCACGGTGATTTCCGGATAGTTGCGAGTAAGCGCGGAATGGACGACCTTGATCACGTCGTCCATCTGCTCTCCGGTGAACGACCCACCCTGCAAAGAACCGAACCCGGCGATTGTGTCGCCGAGCGTGCGGAGCTGACGGAAGTTCAGGGAAGGAACAATGTATTCCTTCCCGCCCATCTGTACCGCTATTCCATCGATCATATTTATTCGGCCATGCTGATAGTGCCGAGATTCCCGGAGGCATCGGCAAAGGCGGAGAAATCGAAACCGGGAATCGTAAAATCCTCCAGCTTCGTGGCGAAGTTCAGTTTTGCGGCAATGCACTGATTGAGTTCGATCGTCAGAGCCTTGCTGTTGTATGTCTCATACAGTGCAATTTTGAACGTCGGGGCGGTGCCAAGAAGCTGATTGCTGATGATCGTCTTGTTACCGGAAGCGGATGTCGTGTAGGTATAGCTGATCAGCATGGCAAGGGTCGTGTCGGCGGCGGCGAATGTATAGACGCCGACATTCGAGACGCTGTACTGGCCGGTTGTGGGTGCGCTGGCGACCTTGGTCAGCGGAATGCCTGTCAGCGAGTTGATCACGCCATAATCCGTAACAAATGTAGCGGCGTTGGCGACGGTTATCTGGTAAGGGGTGCCCGGGACTGTCCCGGCCTCATGGAATGCGGTCTGCAACTGTCCGACTGTGGACGAAAGACCGAAGAACAAACTATTCAAGATCAGGCCATTGACCTGCGCGAATTTCGCCTGACCTGTGATTTTGCCAGTGCCCCGTCCCACGGCCAGAGGGAACTGATATTGACCGTGCAATTCTTTCAGGTTGAAACTGAAATCGAGCGTTACATCCTGAAGACCGCCGAAGTTTACCGGGGTTGAATTGGCGGTAGTATTGACACCGATCAGGGTGCCGGAACCGAATGAATACTGGGGCATGGCAAATCTCCTCTAGGAATGAAAAGGCCGCGCGGAGGCAGCCTTGTTAAGTTGTGTTATGGTTTAACGGAATCTGGTTTTCAGGTCTTCCTTGGCCTTGTGCAGCAGGTTATGGACCAGCGTGTCCGCTGACACAGGAGAATTATGGAAGTGTTCCGCGAACCAGCGGTCAATGATCTCGTCATAGTCGCGATTCGTTTCCCGTTCTCGCTCTGCTTTATCTTCTTTTGCCACGGTTCACCTCACGCAGTTAGGATTTCGATTGGAATGATTGCCACTACCTGCCCGCCAAGAAGCCCCTCGTGAATATCGACCTTGCCGATAATCGAGCAATGCGACACGAGGTTACCGAGCGTCTGTTCGCCAGTTGAGTCAGGAGCGAGCGCGGTTTCGATGCTGTCGAGGATGCTATTTAACGCAATGGACGGAACGGAGATCGGATCATTGCCAGGGCTGACGTAGACGTGCACGTCCACGCTGAGACGCCAGCGGGTAGGCGCGCCCCTGATCTTTTCGGCGACCTCTCCGATCTGAGTCTGAAACAATGCCGGCTGACTGGCCGGCGGTACGTCGTCCCACATCAACAAACGGCGACTGCTTGTCACGATGCCCGTGATGTTGGCCAACTTCTCGAATAGGGCCGCATAAACAGCCTCACGGTTCACAGTTTCACACCATGAAGCGACTGCTCGATTCCCGCCAGAATGGCAGGTCTCATGTCGTCCAAGGCGGAGCGTAGGAACGAACGTTTCGGGATATTCATCCGCATACTATGCGCGCGCACCGTCGCCATACGGCCAGACTGTGTTTTCCGAAGATGTTCGCGCACCGTCACCGTTCCATTGAATCCGTACTCATGGATTCTGGCGTAGCTGATATTTGTGCCGACCGACCCGATGACTGATTCGCCGGAGTCTGTAATGCGGGAATTGATACTACGTCGCAGCGTGCCAGTACGGTTCTTCAACACCTGTCCACTGAGCTTGTCGGCCTTGACGTGCGCCTGAAGGCCGATGGTCAGCCGCCTGACTGTTTCCGATACCTGCGCCTTGATTCTCGGTCGCAGAGACAGGAACCGGCTGGCTACTGACTCTGTTCCGACTACCGTTCCGGTGATCTTCACAGCGAAATGACCTTCTTGTAGTTGTTCAAGATCGTCCTGATATCGTCGGACATATCCTTCTGGCTGAATACCACTGTCTCGCCAGCCAGAGACTTACTTACATGTCCGATGCGGTCTCGCTCACGATAACGAAGCGACACAAGCTCTATGCAGGCTTGCGCGAGTTCCTGCGGGACCGCGGCGTAACCTGCCGTGTAGGCCATGGTCACGTTGCCCATGCCACGCGAGAAACCATATCCTTGCAGGAATATCTGCTGATTGCTGAACCGATATCCGGCCATTGTGGTATTCGTGGCCAGCGGTATCGCCACATCATCAATCGTGAGCGACGAGACGGCCGTCACTGGGTAATTGGAGAACATCAGTATCGTTCCGCCCGTACCGTTGCGCGTCTCGGTGTACGATTGCGAGGCGATCACGCGATTCAGCCAGGACTGGATGTAGTTACTGGTCGCCGTGATCAGGCGAGTCAGTAAGGCGTCGTCGGTGGTGGCTGCAATATTCAGCCACTGCTTGACGGTCGCCAGATCGGTCAGGTCGGCCATTACTCGCCTTTCTTCTTGATGACTTTCTCGACCTTCTCATACACGGTGAACCCGTGATCAAGTAAAGCCGTGACCGCGTGTACTGGTACTTCGACCAGTCCGTCTATCACGGAATACGAAACTCCCGCATGACCGCAACCGGTCACGTTCTCGGGAGCCTTCAGAATCTTGGTGTCTGTCATATTGACCTCTGGAAAATACTGGAAAATAACCCGGGGCATTTCTGCCCCGGATTCAAGCACCACCAACAGGAGGAAAACTTAACCGTTACTTTATCCGTTACCGATATTCTGGATAACGCCAAAGGCGGGCGGGAAATAGTTCTGCAACACGCCATCGGCATAAACGCCATACTCGTACTTGCGGGTACGCAGCGGCCACTCGATTTGGTAATAGTCGCGGCGCAATTTCATCTGTACCACATTCCCGACATTGGACAGCGGGTAAGGAATAGTATCCGAGAAGAACAGAATGGTTCCGGCCGGAATGTTCGGATGCAGATAGACGGGGATCACCGCCGCGCCGTCCATGGTGAACGGATTGGTGTAACCCTTTACCGAGGTGCCCACAATCATGCCCTGCTGATTGGTGTCGAACACAAACCGCTGTGCGGTTGTGCTCGATCCGGTCAGCGCCTTCTTGCGGAAATTGTTCATTTCCTGCGAGCTGACGAACATCGCGGTCGGGCTGAGTCGGTAGTTGTCCCAGAACGATTGAAGGGCCACATCGATTTCTGTGATGGTGCCGTCAGTACCGGAGGTCAGCGGAGTGCCGGTGCCAGCGGTTCCGGTTGCCTGAGTCTTGACATAGGCACCAGAGCCGGATTTCAGAATCTGCGAAAGCAGACCATCGAATACCACGCTATTCTGAGACTTGTCAGACGCGAAGCCGGCGGAAATATTCTGAGTACCGGCAGCGGTGGCCGAGATCAGAACGCTGTTGATGGTGGTGATTGCTCCGAGCAGTTCCGAACCGGAAACGCCCCAGTACCAGGCATAGGCCACCGCGCCATTGACGGCGGCTACAGAAGCGGAAATGGTCGAGGTTGTTCCGGTTGTAGCCTGAGAGGCAGAGGCGGATTTCTGCGCCGTGCCATCGTTGTGCGACTCGGTACTGCCATCCGCCAGGGTACGCGTTGCCGAAAGCGGAAGACCGCCCGAGACAGACGAGCGCATATAAGCCTCATAGCTCAGAGCCACGCAATACACCAGATAGGTCAGCGCCGCCAGCGAACCGCCCGTGGTCGAAGTGCTTACTGAAGGCGTCGGGGTGGTGCCGAGAGCGATGCCGGCATTGCCGCCGACGATCAGCTTTTCTTCCTGGATCATCGTCGCACGCAGCAGGCTTTCCACGCTACGCGCCTTTACGTCATCGAAGCCCTGCGCGGAATAGTCGGCCTCGAATGACACGTTATCGTCAAGACCGTAACCACGGTATGCCGCTGTGTAATCGGCGGTGGTGTGCGCCATCACAGGGCTGCGATTGCCTTCGCTGATGCCCCAGCCAACGTTGGCGGTGTCAACGCCGGTAATGGCGCGCCAGTTGGCCTGCACACCTCCCTTACCAGATACGCGAGGGATGCGGTTGCGAAGCGGGGTGATTACCGGATAGAGCGTCTTGGACGGTGCTTCGAGATCATAGGCGGTGATACCGGACACAGCACTGCCAGCGGTCCAGGACTTTGCGATATCTTCGTTCGGCTTAGTCTGGGCCTGCTTAAGCAGGTCGAGCGTTTCATTTGTCGGGTTTGGCATTTTCTATTCTCCAGAAATTAAAAAACCCACCGAGGGGTGGGTTTGGTTTGGGTTAAGTTGGTTAATGTCTAGGGTCGAATTCTGACCCCACCAGTTGCGTGGGCTTTTCTGATCGCGGTTGCGGTCTCGTTAATGGTTCCGTCTTCCTTCAAGACGGGCTTAACAACGGGTTCGATGCGCGCCACATCTTCGGCCTTGTCGATGGCCTTGAGCGCGCCGCGCGCCGGCACCGGCTCTGCCTCCAGCGTTTCGACGCGCTTCTTGAGTTCTGCGTTTTCGCCTTCGAGTTTTGCCAGACTTTCGGAGAGCTTCTTGATGTCGTCCGACTTTTTAAGGTCTTCTGTCTCCACGGACTTACCTGATGAGCAGGCCGCGCCCAACTCGGTCGCCATGTCGTGCATCTTCTGTACGCGTGTTTGATCGGCAGAGCTGTTGCGCGCGCCGGCCTTATCGATATCGCCGGCTTTATCGGTTTCGCTCTTTTCGAGATCGCCGATCTTCTCGGACATGGCCATCGGCGCGGTCAGTTCGGCGGTTTCCTCGCTGACCATGGCGCGCAACGTGGCGGCCAAGGCTTCGACGTTGCTCTTGAGCTGTTCGGGTACAGGAGACATATCGCCTTCTGACTCGGCCTCGTATTCTGTCATTTCCTTGAGGACATTGAGCTGGTCGAGAATCCCGGCCAGCATGGCGACGGTGTACATGCCCTTTTTGATTTCAGGTGCGGCGGCAGGTTCGGCAGGAGCAGGTTCCGCCGGCTTCTCTGCCGGCTTATCCTCTTGTTTTTCGATAGCCGTCATGGACTTTGCCACGATCTCGTGAGCCTTCACGATATCGATGCCGTGCTGGTCGAGCAGCGCTACGAACTTGTCGATATCCGAGTCATCGGCCTTATCGGACGGCTTTTTCTCTGCTGATTTCCACATCTCGAATACGGCTTCTGGATTAGCCGGGCGATCCACCAAACTGATCTCGGAAAGCTTTAGATTAGTAATGATATCGCCGACCTTCTCGACCATACGACCACCAATCGAGAAACCCTTGTAGACGCCCTCTTTGACCTTCTGCCAGGCAGACTCATCAACGACCTTAACGGACAGATACAGACCCTTGTCGTCCACGCTGGCATCTTTGGCTACGCCTACAGCGGACGGTTGATGCATTTCGCGGATATTGGCGAAGCGCATATATTCCGGTAGCGCCGATTCAATGGCGTCCTTACTGACGCGCTCGCCCTGGCTATCAAGCGCCTCGGTCGAGGCATAGCCGTAAACCATGCGCTTGTCTTCATCGACCTTGGTGATTGTGGCAAATATCTTCATATTCATTGGTCCTCGTTCTGATTATCGGAAAGCACCGGAACCACGTCGCAAACGCAATTCGGGTGCTGTGGCGGAGCGTCGTCGCCGCTTGGGAATACGTCGTCAATACCAATCTCACCGGCGTCGGCATTGTCATTGCAGGGATCATCAATGTCGTGCTCGCTGCCAAGAAGCCAGACCTTACCGGTGACAACACCGGACTCCCGATAGCCAGACATGTTTCCTGCCACGTCGGCCTTGGCGATCTCGGTGCGGGCGATCATGTCGGCGCGAGAATCGCTGAACAGGTAGCTATCGGCGATAGCGGCGGACAGGTCGTCCGTACTCCAGCCTTCTTCCACCGCTTTCGTGACAATCGACCGTAGTCCTTCTTTTGTGGTGTCGTCGATCTGCACCATTTCGGCGGCACGGTTTTTCGCGTACTCAATGGCGCGCTCATCCACCTGGCTGGTTGTTCCGCTATCCGTGATGCCGATCTGTAGTAATGCCTGTGCACCGCCGTCCTTGCTCATTTCCTCTAGTATTTTCTCGATATCGTCAGTCGTAACGGCGATGCCGGAAAGGGTTAATTGGCTGAGTATCTTTTGCACGATCTCGCGATCAGCCTTGCCAAGTTCGCCGAGTGCCGCGCCGATCTGATCGGCGGCGTTCTTGGCGTCACGGGCGAATACCGCCTTAATCAATTTCCCGAGGCGCTGCACGTTATGCCGTGCAAGCGGGCGGTTCCTGTCTATCTTTCGGAGCCGGCGCGCCGACTTGGCAAGCTTGCTGGCGTCCACCGGCTTATCCACCGGCTTCCCCTGAACCTCGCTGGGCGCGACTACAACAGGAGGCGGATCAGGCGGATTAAGCACGTCCTTCAGCATGACGGGTCCGGTGCCCGTGTAGATCATCGGCACATCACCGCCATCGATAGGATCCATGCCGCCGTCATCACGGGCCTCGTTGATGGTCATGGTCCCGTTTCTGACCTTGAGATCATTCACCTGCGCCTGAATAAGAGGATCAATGGCCTCTTCTTCTGAAAATGTGAATTCCAGATCAGAGAAACCAAAATACTTGGCGATCAGGTAATCGATCATATCTTTGACGTAGGACATGATCGGGGCGAGACCTTCTTGCAATGCGGCTTCCTGCGCGCTGGCGGCGGTCGCCCGGTTCACCTGCTTGATAAACGGGGTCGGACTCACTGAGAACGCATAGCAGACAACCCGTGCCAACCATTCGTCGTACTCGTCCTTGAGTGCCGACTCTTTGGTCAGCATCGGCTTAATGCCGCCCGGCACGAACTTGGCGTGACGCCGTTGCGCGGTATCTCCTACCATCAGCGAGTCAAAGTAATTCTGGAACTGTAATATCTGATCAGGGTTCCATGTTTCGGGGACGCCGAACAGCATCTCGGGCACGTTGCCCTCGGTGTAAAACTGGAGCTGGTGGATCTGACGGCGAATGGCGATATTCACCGTCATGATCACCTGCTCGACCGGCGAGTAGCCGTACACCCGAGAGGTGCGCTGATTCCTCGGGCGATAGACAAGCTGATCGCGGGTGTAATCGACGGCCGGAACGCCTTTCAACACCTGCTGATAGGCCGGATCAGGAGGAAGCGGTGTTCTGCCGGTCTGGTCGAGTACTCGCTTGATGGTCGCGCCATCCATCGGCTCGAACGCGTAAGGCGTGCCTCCCTTGGTCATGCGCGGGTAGAGCGTCGGCGCATCAATTACCAACAGGTCTTCAAGGGCCATGCGTAGCCATGTTTGCCAATCGTGCTCTTTGTCCGGGTATCGGAAGAACTCGGACAACATCTTGATGCGTTGATCACCGTCGGCGCTGACGGTCTTGTCCCGTGGCGTAATTACCCATTGCAGCTTCGCCATCTGGTCTTTGCGTGTCTCGATAACGAGGCGCAGCAGATCATACCCATCGGCCAGGGCGCGCATCTGCGGAAAACTGATAGCCTCTTCTGACCTCGGCGTAAACCGGGTATTAAAGGCGACCGGATAATCGAACTGCCGGCCGGCAGCCTGCTCTTGTGCGGCGGGAGCGATGGGCTGCTGTGGGCCGAACCAATCCGGCGTCTTGCCGGTAACGGTATAACGGATACCCTGCACGACTCTGGCGATCACGCCCGGCTCTATAGGAGTCGTCTTAGCCATCAGGGCGACACCACGGACAGATTAAACGCCAGCATGATTGTTTGCCCGAGACTGGTTACAGCGGAGCATTGCAGGCTGTAGTACACGCCCGACACACCACCTGTGATCTTCTGAAGTATCTTTGTTCCGGTGATCGTCGATACGCCGCTGATCATTGAGGATGGGTTGGCGTCTGTGCCAGTTTTGACAATCGATACGACCGATGCCGTGCTGATAGTTTCATTGCTGGCCAGAACGCGGGCGAAGTCGAATGTGAATATCTCCGTCTCCGTGGGTGACTTTGGGCTGAAATCAGTCATGGCAGCTTTCGCACTCGCTCAGACCCTATATTTGTTCGTGTTTTGGTTGAGGCATCCAGCGTGCGGACGCGGAATAGGCCCATCAGATAATATTTAGCGTTCGTGAATAACGCCGTTGCCGTGTTCTTGATCGCCACAAGAGAAGACGAGGTGGCGCTCGACGCCGAAAGCACTACGTGCAATATCCTTGCGAACGTCGCCGTCGCCGACGACGTTGCTACGGCTATCAGCGATTTAGCAACTCTCCGCACGAGGCTAGCGGTTGTGGCTCCGATCGCCGTCAGAACTTTACCGACCTGCCTCACTATGACCGCCGTCGTGGCAGATGTGGCCGATAGAGCGCGCAAATAAACCTTTGTGCCTACAATCGTTGCCACAGAAGCCGTGCTGGAGGTGATCGTCCTCAGCAAAGCCCTTGGCGCGGCAATGGTCGCTGTGCTGGCTCCTGCCGCCGTGATGGTCGTGGCGATTCGGCGCGCAACGGTAACGGAAACAGAGCTAGCTGCTGTCAGCGTCTTGCCGATGGATCGAGCCATGCTTGCAACCGTG